AGTTGGTGACTACAATGGTGGCGACACTAATTTAAGTGGCTATACCTACATTTATGCCGCCTTTGCATCAAATCCATTTGCTTACAGTAACGCATTCTAGGAGTCAAAAATGTTTGCAATCGTAAAAGACAACACAATTCAACAGATTATCCAAGAGGGTAGTCAATTCACAGTCGATGGCGTGACCTACGCTAACAACTGGTTTCAACTAGCAACCCAAGAAGAAAAGACTGCTTTGGGTGTGATGGAAGTGTTTTATGGTGCTAGGCCAGACGATAAGTATTATTGGGTTACAGAGTCTGCACCAACAGTCAATGGTAACGTGGTGGACATTAATTTCACTTCAACACCTAAAGACTTGGCTGGTTTGAAAGCCAACGCAACATCAGCCATTGACCAACAAGCCTTTTCTTTATTGTCTCCAACTGACTACATGAGCATCAAAGCTCTTGAGACAGGTACTGCTATGGCTGACAACTGGAAGACTTGGAGAGAGTCAGTCAGGACATTGGCATCAAGCACAAAAACAGCCATCAATGCAAGTACAGACATTCCTAGCCTAATTACTGCTAGTACAGTTACTTGGCCAAATGATCCTAATTACGTTGCCCCACAGGATAATGCAAAATGAAATGGCGCATTGACGAAATAGAAGCACAAGATGGCGTGATCACTGCCGTCAAGTACCATATTTCTCATGTGGAAAATGACCAATTGGTTGAGTCTGAAGGTAATTGGACATTTAGAAAGCCACACGAAGAAGTGCCGTTTGACACAGTTACAGAAGAACTTGTCATCAGCTGGTTACAAGAAGACGAAATCATTAATGGAAATCCTGTGATATCAGGAAGAATCCTAGAGCAACACAAAGAATTGGCAAAAGAAAAGGTCGTAGCGCCTTGGAAACCTCAAATATTCATTCCTAATATAAAAGGATAATCCATGACTGCGCCGATTGACATCATTACATCTGCTCTAAAAGACATTGGCGCGTTGGCTGCGGGCGAGACACCTACGCCTGAAGCTGCTCAAGATGCGTTCATTATGATGAATCGCATGATTGACCAATGGTCTAACGAGCAAATGATGGTGTTCTATAAGACAGAAATCATCTACACATTAACACCTGGTCAAACTCAATACACGATTGGCCCAGGCGGTGAAATCGGCTCGGTGTTTACTGGGTCGATTACCAATAACGTTTTGACAGTATCTGCTATTACGTCAGGTGCTATTTCTTTGGGCATGACGATCACAGGAACTGGTGTTCAGACCGGCACTAAGATTACTGGCTTTTTGACAGGCGCTGGCGGTAACGTGAATGAGGTTGGAACATACCAACTCAACATTTCCCAGAACGTCAGCTCAACAACCATCAATGCTTTCTATCAGCGCCCACTCAGCATCAATTCGGCCTTTGTACGCATTAATACATCACAAAGCGGTGTTCCTATTCTCAACGGCGGTTTGGACTATCCTGTGGCCATTCTGAACGTTGAAGACTATGAAATGATTGGTCTGAAGACTTTGAACGGACCTTGGCCAAAGGCTTTGTACTACCAACCCACCGAAACGCTTGGTAATCTGTTTGTCTGGCCAAACCCAGCCCAAGGCGAGATGCACATTTTTGCCGACACTTTGTTCAGCCAATACACCTCAATCAATGACACGATGTTGTTGCCACAAGGCTTTGAGAGCTGTCTAGAATGGTGTTTAGCAGAGCGTTTGATGCCCCAGTATGGTAAGGCTAGTGCAACCCAAATTCAGATGGTTAACGCCTTTGCAGCGCAAGCCAAGAGTACGTTAAAGCGCACCAACATGAAACCCGTACAGTCTGCTAGATACTCTGATGCTTTGCTAATGAGCAGAGCTAAAGATGCTGGTTGGATACTTACGGGAGGCTTCCTAAGATAAGGACACTAAATGCCCGATTTTGGATTTGTAGGCGCGAGTTATACGGCTCAATCCATCTACCAAGATGCGAGCGAGTGTATAAACTTCATCCCAGAAATTGATCCTACATTACCACAGGGATCAAGAGGGGTAGTTGCGCTTTATCCAACGCCAGGCTTAACGACTCAAGTTGTGTTACCAGCTGGTGCTGAAATCAGGGGAATGCGAACGCTATCAGGTGGCAATCAAATGATTGCAGTCTGCGGTGCTTACGTTTATGTGTTGTCTAGTACGCTAACCCCCCAGATTGTCGGCATTCTTAATTCAACTTCTGGGCGTGTTGGGATTACCGATAATGGCTTGTATAGCTACATCGTAGACGGCACTTACCGCTATTCTTGGCGAATCACAACCCCAACCACGGCTATCTTTACCGGCTCAATATCTGGCACAACCTTAACTGTCAGCAATTTACAAAGCGGTACTATTGCCGTAGGTCAGGTTTTGTTTGGCGTTGGTGTGTCGCAAGAAACAGTTATTTTGAGTGGATCAGGCACAACTTGGACTATTAATATATCCCAGACTGTCAGCGCAACCTTGATGAATAGTGCCACAACGATCAGTTTTACAGGACTGATCACGACTGGTTCTACCAATGCAAATCTGGCCACTACGTCAACCTTGTACCTTGGCCAGACGATTCAGGGCACTAGCGTGCCGGTGGACACCATCATCACGGCCGTTGTGACCCCATCGGGTGGATACAACAATTACACATTGTCTAGCAACACCGCGGTTTCATTAGAAACCATGTACGCGTTGGACTTTACTGTTTTACCAGCGTCAGATGGGGCATTCAGCGGTGCAAACTCGGTGGATATCATTGACAATTATTTTGTCTACAATCGCCCCAGTACTCAGCAATTTGGGTCTTCAGATGCTTTAAGCCCCATATCTCAACAATTGTCGTTTGGGTCTAAAGACGGCTCGCCTGACAACCTGGTGGCTTTGATTGTGGACCATCGAGAGATTTACTTGATGGGTGAAGCCAGTTCAGAGGTTTGGGTGGATGCGGGTTTATTCCCTTTCCCATTCCAACGTATTCCAGGCACATCAACTCAGCATGGTATTGTTGCTCAATTCAGCGTTTCTAGGCTAGGCGATTCGTTTGCTTACCTGTCTAGAAACAACCGCGGGCAAGGCCAAATCATGCAAATGAAGGGCTATATCCCGCAGAGGATTTCTACCCATGCCGTGGAGAACACACTAGCGAATCAATACATCAGCGATGCTATTGCATGGACTTACCAACTAGAAGGCCATGAAGTTTATGTTATTTCGTTTCCTACTCTTAACATCACTTGGTGCTACGATGTTGCCACGAACCTCTGGCATAAATGGTTATATAACACGAATCAAAACCAATATCAAAGACACAGAGGAAACTGCTGCGCCGTATTTCAGGGAATGGTTCTGGTAGGTGACTATGCCAATGGTAAGATTTACGAACTGGACAAGCTGAACTACACAGACGATGGCCAGTACATCAGAAGGCTAAGACGCGCACCTCATTTGGTCAACGACTTTCAGCGTCAATTCTTTGAAGAACTCCAGATTCAGTTTGAACCAGGCGTTGGCCAGTATGGTTTGTCCTTAAATACTGCGACTTTTCTGTCCTCGCCTTATACGATTGCTGCCAACTCCACTTTGACGATTGCAGCGCCCCAGACGATCTATTTGGGCAACCAGAGTGCGGTCAATTCAAATACCCCCACAACCAATCCACAGGCCATGTTAAGGTGGTCAGATGATGGTGGAAGTACCTGGAGCAATGAACATTGGACTACAATAGGGGCTATTGGTAGATATCAAAATCGTGCTATTTGGAGAAGATTGGGCACGGCTAGGGATAGAGTGTTTGAGGTTGTTGTGACCGATCCTATCAAAGCCGTGATTGTTTCGGCAAATCTGAAGATGACTGGAGGTGAAAATTGAGTATTACAACCAACACCTCACAACTACAACCCTATCCACAAGCAGAGTTTTTAGATAAAAACACAAATCGGCCTACCAGGGCATGGCAACAATTCTTTTTGAACTTGTTGAACTTTTCCTCGGCCACTACGGCAACAACTGGATCGGCAACGCTTCCGGCAAATCCTGTAGGGTTTATCAATATAACTGTAAATGGCAAGGCATTTAAAGTGCCATATTACAATGTATAGGGGAAAAAATGGACATTACTACAGTCAATAATGCGGTTGCTGATGCGGCGGCGGGGTTGCCGTCAGGTTGGACTCAGTTTGTTTCTAACAATATAGGCTCTGCTGCCGGTCAACAAGCGATTGTTCAGGCGGCTGCTAATTTTGGCATCACTAATCCATCTACTATCGCAAGTCTGGTAAACCAAGCAACTGGCATGAGTGTCACGCCTGCCCAAGTGCAAGCTGTGGCTGCTCCTACACCGACTCCAACACCGACTCCAACACCTGCCCCAAGCGGAACTTCATTATCTAACATTTCTACACCGCAATTTGTTGCGTCACCCGCATCAGGTGCAGTTGGTACAAGTTATGGCCAGGCTGCTCCATCTCAAGTCAGCACAGCACAACAAGCCAATCCTGAACTGTCTTCATCATTGTTAAACGGCACGGCTGCGGTCAATTACGATGCTGACACAGGCACTTATAACCTAATCAACACGCAAACTGGAGCACCGATTGCCGGCAATTATCAAGTCCAAGTAGGCACAAACGGCGTTGGTATTAACATTCCTAGTGGAAATGGAATGATTCAGGTTGCCGTTCAACCGAACGAAAACGGCACAATTCCTCCCGTTACACCGGCAAACGTGTTAAACGTGGGCGTGAATGCGGGCGCGGGTGGAT